AGATGAATAAAGAACTAGCACTCCGCATCCTAAAACTGCTATCTGGTTTAGAAATGTACGTTTTTATGCAATCTAACGTACCAAGCCATCACACTGATGAGCTGATTAAAATAATTGATGATTTAACTGATATAGTTTTGGAGAAAAACAAATGAGCCACTCAAGCATTAGATTACAAAATAATGAAGTTATTGTTATAAATAACGCAAATGTTGAATATATGAGCTTTGATATCAAGCACAAAGTGATTCGTTTCTATATGATATCAGGCAAACGAATTGATTTTGGCATATATGAGCATTCTGTGAACCAGATATTACCTGAAGACTTTGATGAATTAATACAATACTGGACTGAAGATGAATAAGTTAATCACTGCATTAAAAATACCCGTGATATTGCTTTACATCTGCTTATCAATAACCTCTGAAACCCTAATTGCATTGGGGATGTTCATTGAGTTTTTTAGCGATAAGATTTCTGATTTCTTGGAAGACTAACGGATAATTTATGAAAAAAATAATACTACATCTATGTGCTGATATCGGCAGCGACAGTTGGTTTTATGCCAATCACGATGAATACGAAGTTATAAAAGTAGGTAAAGATATAGGTGTTGAAAATTACAACCCGCCAGAAACGGTGTATGGTGTGATTGCAAACCCTGTGTGTACCGAATTTAGTTTTGCTAAATGGGCAAATAACTTAGGTGATGGTGACGTTGAAGAAGGTATGTTTTTAGTTAATCACTGCTTAAGAATTATAAAGCAGTGCAATCCTGTATTTTGGGTAATAGAAAACCCTGCCACAGGTAGGCTTAAAGAGTTTTTAGGTGCGCCAAAATTAGTTTATCAGCCGTATGAATATGGTTCTCCTTGGACTAAAAAGACTGCGCTGTGGGGCGAATTTAACGTACCGAAAAAGTTATATACTTGGGATACTGTGGAAAAGAATGACAAACTATACGTTAGACCAAACCGAGGTAAGCCTTCTTTAGCTTTTCTACATAAATCAGCCTTATATGACATACCAGAGTTTTTAAAGTTTGCGGATTTAGTTCATGATGATATGAGTTTACGTTCATTATGCCCACAAAGTTTTGCGGAACAATTTTTCGATGCTAATAGGTAAAAGATTATGGGTTTATTAAATGAAGACCAACTTAATGACATCATGTCAAATGTTCATGTCTGCGATGAGGACTGGTTTGAGGAATTATTGCGTATGTGGAATGATAGACAAACAACAAAACAAGTTGAAATAAACTTGGATGGCAATTTACAACCAACAAAAGAATATATGGACAAATTACAAACAGCTCTATACCCACAAGAGCCTTCTGAGCTAATAGAAATTGAACGAGCAGGCACTATCATCAGAAAGTTACGCTTGGCTCGTGAGAAGCAATTACAGCGTGATTTAATGTGTATTGCTGATATCATTATGAATGACTGTGATTATTTAGAGTTTATTGAGATACTGCTTTATTCTGGACTTGATTGCAGAGAAGCGATGGTCACTCGTGAACTGCGAGACTTGTGTTATCGGATTGGTGATTGTCATTTATTATTTAATGAAAATTACGATGTAGATGCGATTATTGATTTTATTGATAATTGTACAGAATACGAAAAGTCTGTACATTTTGAGAAAGTTAATGGTATATTTTATCCGACCACAAAAGACGAGCCAAATAAATACTTTATGCCATCTTTGATTGAAGCTGCGGACTGGAATGGTCATGTGAATTATTCTAAAATTTATGGAGAGAAATAATGACCACACTAATCTTCACAATCTATGTGAGTGTAGTCTCACAAATGAATACAGTATCAATACAGTTTGAATCACCCACAGCGTGTGATAATGCAAAACTTGAACTAGTACACGCCTATAGCGACTACAAGCTCTCTAAGTACAAAACGGAGCTGGTTTCAGCATACTGTGTATCAGGGAAATATGGGAGTATAAACTAATGTTTAAATTCTGTTTAATCTCATTCTCAATTGGTGTTCTTATTGGTTCTTTAACTGTGGGAACAATAGAATATTATCACTACAAAGGATATTATCGGGTCTACGATACTAATATTGGTGGTATCACAATGCGTAACAATGAATTGTTTCAGTTAATAAAATTTGAAGAGTAATCAATAACATAGCCGTTGATAGAGATATTTTCGGCTATTTTTTAAAATAAAGTTTGACGTTCTTATCAAACAAAGAGTATTATGCTTGCCAACGGAGGTAATTATGTATTTACAAGAGTTTGCATGGATTGGCTCAAAGTATCAATGCCTATTGACTGTTGGTATTAGCTATGACCAAGATGTGTATATTATTGAGGTTGAAAATTCACAGGGTGTGAGAGAAGATAACTTTGGTGATTTAGTTATTGGCTATGTGAAATCATGGTTATCTGGTATTGAACTTGATGACGATGAAGAAATACAGATACCAGATTATCAAGAAGAAAGTTATTTACCCTATGAGGTTAAAAAGAGATGAAAAAAAGAACATTTGAAGAAACATTGAAGTTGCTTCAGGCTAAAAAAGAAACAGAAGTGTTGCGTGAGACCAATGAGCGATTTGATGAGTTGTTTTCAGCTCAGTTTATTGGGCAAAATAATGCACGATTTAGAAATATGGCTTGCGATGATAAAAATATTGATGTGATGTTTGGGGGAGTGAAATGAGTTTCTTTATAGTAGAAGCATTAAGATGGGGAGATAGGGAATCTCACAGTTATGTTGTTGGTATCTTTTCATCTTTTACACAAGCCACAAAAGCTGGTAAAGCAGAAGTATCATGGAGAGGTGGTAAATATGAATACCACATTACCGAACACGAACTTGATTTTATCCGTCAAGAAAAACTAAATAATTATACTGGAGATTAATATGAGTTTGTTAACAAACGAACAAATTGAAGAATTAACATTGTTACATGATGAATGGTGGGATGGCAACGAAGGTTTTCAAGAATATTTAAATGAATGGAACGAAAAGCAAACAGGTGTGCAAGTTAATGTTGATTGGGGTAAAGCACCAGAATGTGCAGAAAGAGCAGAAGTAAATTTTTATTGGGTTGGTGAAGACACATGGCGATTCTGTTTTCAAATAGCAAAATACGATAGACCCAAACCAATCATCACACCACACCCACACGCTGAAATGATTATGAAATATGCAGAAGTTGCGCAAAGACGGGATGACCCTTGGGTTGAGTTTGAATGGACTTATGGTGTAACAGGAAGTGAAGTTTGGGTATTATGCGATAAAGCCATTGGGTTTGCTTATGGTGTACGTTACCGCCATATTGGGGAAACAAAATGAAAGAGTTAAAACAAGCCATGATTTATATATTTGGCGCAATAATTCTTTTTTCACTCATTGTGTTTATTGTTAAACAGCAATCCAGTTTTTAAGGTTAAAAACATGACAAATCAAGAACATATTGATTGGGCAGAGATAGTAACTAAACTGGTGAATCAAAAAGAAGAAGCAATTGCAAAACTCGATATTTTATTATCTGATGCAAAGTATTATGATTGTGATAGTGAGATTTGTGAAGGTATATATGATGTAATTGAAATTTTAAAAAGGTATATGAAATGACTCAACAACAAGTAAATAAAATAATGGATAGAATTATGCTAGAGCTTGTGGCAATTTTATTCCCGATTGTAACTTTAATGTTTTTTGCAGGACTCTATGTATGAATGAAGTTAAATATAGTACAAAACCAAATGGCACAATGACAATCCAAGATGCATCAGATGAATTCGGAATTGAACAAATGACGCTCAGAGGGCGATTAATTAAACACAAAGTACCTTCTGTGGGTATTTTAGAAACAAACAGAAACAGACTGTTCCGACGCGAAGATATTCTTCCGTTTGTTGTGTCAACTGAAGCCTATTTGGATAAATTTCCAAGAAAAAGAAAGCCAAGAAAGATTTTACAGGTTGAAGAACATCCATTCTTCACATCACTTTACTTAGACTTTATAGCAGGGAGACACAATGCAGTTAATATCTAATCAATATCGTCATAGACCTGCGTTACTTAAATACGATGAATATCGTGAACTTGTGGAAAAGGCAGCGTACTTTAAATGGCTTGAAGGGTCGGATAATGAAGAGCAGAATTGGCTTGAAGCAGAACTTGAAATAATTGAGCTGTTAAAACATTGACGTTATCATAAAAACGAATTAAACTAGCATTTTTATATGGAGAATGGAAATGACCCAAGATGAATTTGAATCGCTGTTTATCAGCAAAAATGCAATATGTGCGCGACTAAATAAATCATGTAATTATTTAGACCATCATATTGAAAGCAAAGCGTTTCCACGCGCATTAGAGCTTAAAAGTGGAAAAAATAAGGTATTTAAATTGTATTATCGCGATGACATACGTCATCATGACTTAGTTAAGGGAGTTGTGTAATGGCTAAAGATAACAAACAACCAAAGCAACAATTTGTGGCATTTTCTGATTCAGATGGTGCAGTAGTCAGTTTTGATATCAAACAACTTGTTGTGGTTCAATTTAAGCCACAGGATAACGTGCTGGTGCTACGATTGAAATCTGTGGGTAATATCGTCATTACCTGTGACATGGTGAGTCACGGTGAGCTGATTGCTGCATCAACAAAGGATTGCCTTACACACCATGTGTCATATGATACATTGACTTATATTTTAGAATTAGTTGGATTATCAAGTTGACAACAACGTCAAATACAATTAATATACAATCGTCAATTACGACAAAACAACTGGAGAGATAAAATGAGTTTTTTAAGCAGAGCATTAACAACAGAATCAAAACAAGAAGGTCTTCGCCTTATCGCGGCTGGTATTGAAGGCATTGGTAAAACAACACTTCTCGCATCAGCACCTAAACCTGTATTCATTGCTTTAGAAAAAGGCTATGTGGATGTGGATAGAGAAAAAGTAGCCATTATCCCTATGCATGATGCGTCATATACCGATTTAATTGAATTATTTGGTGAGTTATCAGAACTCGTTATGGCTGGGACATTTGAGTATCAATCTATTGTTGTGGATTCATTATCAGCTCTTGAGCGTATTATCCACACGCACGTTATCGCTCTTGACCCTGTGTCAAGAACAAACCCTAAACTTACTATGTTATCCGCGCATAATGGCTATGGTAATGCGTATAATGTGTCCAATACTATCTGGCAAGACACTTTAAAATGGTTAGATTTCTTTGCTGATAACGGTATTAACATTTGCTGTTCTTGCCATGTATTTACTAACCTAGAGCGCGATACCATTAGCGCAACAGAGTTTCATTTTACTGATGCATTATTGCATTCACCTAAATCATCCAAATCATTTGGTTCTCGTGAACTTGTGACACAATGGTGCGATATTTTTGGTATGCTTTATACCTCCAAAACACCTGTGGGTATGGGCAGTGGGATGAATACTGCGGATATTGATAGAGAACAAGGTGTGACACTAGGTGTGGTACAGAACGCAAGATTCCGTTCAAAGAATCGTTTCGGTCTTGAGCGTGATATTACAATCACAAAAAATGATGGTTGGAATTGTATTGCTCAAGCCATTTTTGATGCTAAAGGCAGTGATTATTTTTCAAAATGATTACAGTTCA